GAGCTGCAATTTCTACTAAATGTATTTGCTGACTTCCAGAACTTAGATGCTTAACATCTATAAATTCTACCTGATAAATTTTATTAACAACTAACGAATCTTTATCAGCTGTTACAAGAATTCTGTGTCCTTGATTAATTGGCTTACCGTCAATGTTATAGCCGATACTTCCTTCTATTGTTGAAAAAATATCAGTAGTAAAGTTATCAATAAAGTCAACGTCTGTAATAGCGGTTGTACCAAAATTATACAATTTTAAGTCGGCATCAAATTCAATAATAGGACGAGTTGCTCGTGCTGTTTGATCCAAAGTAGCTGAACTATTATTGTAGGCCGCACTAGCGGTGATTACATCTTGGTGGAACCAACGATTATAACGTGACCAAGGATTGTGATCTCTGCTAGTTCTGTTGATAGTAATGTAATCTTGTACACTAGCATACCCAGTCGCATCACTGAATGGTTGGGATTCAAATGGCGTACTATCAAATTGAACTGTTTGTTCAATAGTATAAGGAGTAATAATTTCTAATACTGCTGCTGGAACTAATTTAATTGCAGAACCAACTCCGTCTACATAAAAATCACCGACAGCATATTTTGCCGGAGTAACATTACCGCCAAAGCTAACACGCATTCCGTTGCTAATTGCTGTTCCGTTAGATAGTTTATAAGTTTTCTTTCCTAAGAAATCTTTTTCAACATCAATAAATGTGTTTTCGTTGATGCCAAATATTTCAATACTGCCACCTAAATTAATATCAGACTCGCTTTGGTAGTATAATACGCTAGGAGCATCTAGTGGAACTGTAAATGTAATAACGCCGTCTGTTACAGCATAGTTGTCTAAGCCTTTAACATAATAACGACTAGTCTGTCCGTCAATACGGTCTGTTTTAATACTGAACGGATTTCCTGGACTGTTAATTTCAAAATGATATGTATGTCCTTTATATAATTTTAATATAGGGTTAGGACTAAATCCGTCCGGTGTGAAAACATATTGATTATCAGGACCAACTGATTGTATTGCTACTGTGTAAGTACTGGTAATTGCAGTTGGCTGGCCATAAATTTTAATTGTTTCAGGGCCGTAGGGCATCCAGTAGTAGTTTTGAAAGTTAACAAACTTATCCCAGTCAATATGTGGATCCCAAGAATAGAATTCTTGTTGATTAACTCTAGCGTGGTTCCTAGTATTGCCGCCAAATACTGTTAATTGATTTATATAATCAATATAGTCTTTAAAGAAAGTTACATTACCTAAATGATCTTTAATTGTTAAACCAGGTTCTAGTTGATAATTTTGTCTTGTAATGTCAGCCGCGGCAACGTAGTTGTCTGCACCTGTGGCAGCTTTAGCATTCTCACGTCCAATAAATCCATTTGTTTTTGTAACTGTTCCTGGTTGGAACAATTGGTCCATTGTGGCCTGTAAAAACTTTTTATTGGCGGGTGTTTGATAATAGCCTGGCAGTAAACTTGCAGTTAAGCCTGTATTTCCTGTTGCATTATTACTGTTAGCCATTAATTAACTCCATTGTTTGCACTAATAATATTTTGACTTGTTGTAACTGATGCTAAAGCTGGACCAGTTACTGTTTTTAAATTTGTCGATGTAAATCCAGGTACAATTACAATATTGTCTGTAGTTGCACAGCTTACAAAAATCTGATTGCTTGGACATTGTATTTCAAACAAGCTACCAAAGTATTGATTTGCTTGAACTGGTACAATAGCTATGTTGATCACATCAGGCGTTAGTTGATTTATAATATAAGCACTTAGCTCTGAGAAATAGAATGTATCTCCAAAGTTCCAATTGTCTAAAGCAAAGAAATTATTAATTGCTGTTAAAATTCTTGCTTGTACATCTGCGTTTGATACAGCACTTGACGGATTTACCATTACATTAAACGTAGCTTGTAAACTTGGATCAGCTTGTGATCCAAACAATAATTTATAACTGACAGGATGATAGATAATTTCATCTGAAATAGATTTGATCAGATTTAAATTTGGACTTAATAAACTGTTTAATTCATCACTACTAGGAGGCAATGGTTCTGTTACGTTGCTACCAATTAACCACTGTCTAAATTGTGTGTCATAATCAGTAGTCAATACGTAAACATCCATAATGTTACTTGAACCTGGATCAATTCTACTGTCATAATCTGCACTATGAATGTATTGGAATTTCAAATTAGATCTTCCAGTGTATACCTTATAGTCAAGCGTAGGAATAGCGGTGCCTGTAGCTACGCTATATTTTGTAACAATTTTTGTGTCTGTAAAATATAGATATTGGCCATCTGCTGGATTTAAATTTCTAAAATCAGTCGATGTTGTAAATTTTACAGGACCGTTTGTTCCATTGCCGTTATCAACATAACGATAATCTTCTTGTCCTTGGCTGATAGAATATTTTTCTTGTACAATAGTACTGCCGGTAGGTACTATGTCTGTAAACAACTGAGGATTATCAACAACACCGTTGTTGTTTGTGTCCATAAAACTAATAACAATCTTTGTTGGATCAATGTATCCGTCTTGACCTACGTACTCACTAACAATTTGCCAGTTCAAATCTTGGGTAAAAGGCACAGGGTTTGTCGGAGCAATAGGATTAATATTTAATACTTTTAATGTATCAGTAATTGTACTGCTTGAAATTGTATCATAAATTTTAACATTGGTATCAAAGTAAAAAGTAACTTCAGCATCACTTTCAAACACATAACGTAATTGGCGTGATGTAATTGTGTAGTATTCTTTGTTAGTAGTAAACAACAAGAACCAACTAGAGTCAAGTTGTAGGCTACTTGCATCGCCTTGATTCGACAAGCTAAATGCGCCGGTTGAATTTAAGTTGTTCTCAAAAATAATTTGCCAGCTTTGTGTTGTAATATCGTAGCGCAAACCAAACTGTTTGTTAGCTAAAATAAGATCAACCATTGTGGTTACAATAGATGAATTAATTGTAGTTGCAAATTTAGGAATAATTTTTGTTGCTTGTGGCGCAATCGGAGTAACACCATCTGCTGTAAATCCTAAAGGCAAACTTTGATTCAATACAATCGGACCAAATCCTGTTGCTAGTTTTCCAGTGCCTGCTGCTGTTCCATCGTCAGCAACGCTAACTACTTCTGCCCATATGTAAGTTGAAGAACCAATGTTTGATCCTATACCAGATTTTAATTTATTTCCGTCTTTAGTATCAAAGTAATATTGTACACCATTAACCATTGGCGCTGTAAATTGAATTAAACTTTGCGGTACTACATATTTTAAATCTGTAAATGTATAAGATACATTGGTATAACTTCCCACTTTGTATGGATTTTTATATGTACCAATATAACCACTACTAGTGTTACTATCCACAGTTTCGCTATACCAGTTTACATTTAGACTTGCAGATAAGAATATAACAAAATTTGAATAATAGAAATCACGTAAACTTGGTGTGTTTAAAATATCATAAATTGTATTATAAATTACACCTTGAATATCTGATTGTGTTACAAAACTAAAATTTACACTATTAGTAAATGGCTCTTGATATAGTATACCATCATCGGCAAATAAATTTGTTGAGCTGTATTTTCCACTTGGATCAGTTAAGTCAAAATAACGACTAATTCCGCTACTTGTTCTGTTAACAGCTTTAATTTTTGATACGTTTGTTGTAGCAGACAAAGGATTAATATTATAATCTTCACCAGTAATCATACGATTTTGTGTATAGTATGTTTGTGGTGCATTTGTTTTTACGCTGGCATTTGTTTCGCTAGTTGCCGCATTGGATACAGTCGTTGCTAAACTTAAACTAATTGACAATGTTTCTGCCTTGTTAGTTTGACTAATATAAGGAACAGAAATAATAATATTAATAATATCGCTAGGATTAATACTATAAGTCAAACCGTTGCTAACTCTATAGTATACTCTAAAATTTCCTAAAGGTAAATTACCAAATGTTCCGTCACTGAAACTTAAACTAATGGCGTCACTTGCTCGAGTAATAACGCTGTAGATATCTTTAACACTATTGTTCAAACTGTTATAGATAATGTTGTTGCCGGTTAGAGCGGGTACTTGTGACCACAACGAAGATTCTAAACCAGTACGTTGATCTAAACTGTATAGCCATACATCTGAATTGTTAATATTTTGTGTGTTGATATCAATAACTTGATTACTTGTTGGAACAGCAACATTAAATGTTCCTTGATTTAGTGTACCTTGTGTAAAGTTAAAGAAGAAACCAGTGCCTGGACTTCCAGCACCGTGTCCGTCATCTCTATAAACACAGGCAATGCTATTGCCAACTTTTGGCGGCTCTTCGTAGATATAAGTTGCATCTTTGAAAGTTGTACTAGTAACTTCAAATATCATATTACGACCAGCGATTGCTTTACTAAAAGAATAAATTGGAATATCGGTATTGTTAGCATTAAATCTATACTGTGCAGTTGGCACTCCGTAGATACTTGATTGATCTACTGGATTCCCAAACTGTTGAGTTTGAGGTAATGCAGCATTGATAATTTTAATAAATTGATCGTACCAGTTGGCATTGGCCGGATCATTCCAACTAATGTATTGTCCTGATAGATTACGGCCGTTGCTATCATAAAGTGTTTCAGTAGTTTGTACTGTGTTTACTTTTAATAATCCGCTTGCCGCAGTATTTCTACGGGCATTATAACTGATTAAACGTGCTAAACGTAATACACTATCACGGCGTTCTGCTAGCTCTAGGAAGTTTTCACGGGCATTTAAGTCAACTCTGAAAGCTATGCTTTGGCCCACGAACGCTATAAGATCGATAAGGGCAAGGTATTCACTTGACTCAATGTAATCGTTAAAATCTTCAGGGAAATTAGTACGGATATAGTCAATCATTGTACGGCGCAAGTTATCAAAGTCGTAGCTTTGGAAATCTGCGTTCTTAAACGATTGATAAATTTTCTGCCAGTCCTCACTGACTAACAGGTTGTTTAGTCTATCCGTTGAGCTCATAATATGTCCTAATAAGTGTATTTATTGAATAAAATTATGTGCGTACTTTATTGTGTTATCAACAATCCGTTGTCACGATCAAAGTTTAATTGTAGGGCTTCTTGTAGATTATACAACAAATATGTTAGTGTACATTGTATTTGTAAGCCTTGATCATAAGGCGTAATCACAATATTTCCAGCTTGTACACGGGGATCAGCGTTAAAAATTTGATTTACATTTCGCAATATAAGATTCTTAACTTCCTCTGTTAGCGGTTCAAACAATACGTCCCAAATTACAGTTCCGTATTCAGGATTCATCAAACGTTCGCCTTGACGTACATAGAAATTGTTCAACAGGTCTTGTTTAATAAGCTCAAAATCATACAAAGCAAAATTTTGCGTTGCTGTGCTTACTGTACTAAATCCTCTATAACGTTGTACTGTACGTTGAGTAGGAGTATTGGTTTGTGGTATTACTGTTCTTGTGTGTAAACTTGTGGCCATTTTAGCCTCCTTTTAAGAACGTGTCCGTTGATAACGAATACGTTTTCCAAGCATCTGGGACCGGGATTGCTGTTGCTGCTTCTCTATCAGTTGCGTCTGGTTTAAACATTGTTCCGTCTAAATTTTCGTGATGTGGGTACGGCTCTGTAGTTGGTATTCGAGCTAGGATACTTGTTAATGTTCCGCCATCAACTTCGGTTGGATTATCAATAGTTGGCAATGGATCTGGAGGAGTAGCTGTATCGGAAGCACTGGATTTGCCAGAATTAAAATTAATATCTCCGCCATCAATACTAGTGTTAGCCGCCATTATATTCATATTGCCACCGCTAGTAAGATTATTGCCACCGCTTGTATTCAAATTAAAATCGCCGCCGGTTACTGTAAGCTGAGTAGTTCCTGCTATTTGTTCGTCGTGAGTGCCGTCTACTTTAATAGCTACGTTTCCATTAACAATAGTAATCTTATCCATACCCACTTCTGTTTGATGGCGTTCTGCTACTTTAAGATTAAAGTTGCGTCCGGCTTCCATATTAATATCACGGTCAGCATAAAAATTAAAATCGTTAGCTGTTCTGACACTAATGCTGTCTTGTGCAAAAATATCAATCTTACCATCGCTGGTTAATTCTATCCAAGCAGTTCCTCTTGCATTGGTAATGTAAATTAAATCTTCTGTATTGTGTAATAAAATTTGATGCCCAGTACGGGTACGCAATCTAATCAATTCGTTTGAAGGCAATGTAACATCGCCGTCTGTTTCTCCAGCGTCTATACTTGCATAGTCTGGAGGACCATCTGTAGATTTTGTTCTTCTTAACCAGTTAGCATCGCCATCGTCCATAACAAATGTGCTGCCACCTAGTCTGCTAACAAATGTATCTGCTAACCACTCTGCTTTACCTGTTTTGGCTTTTTTGCCTTTCTTATCTAATGGCCCTGGTGTACTAATACCAAATACATTACTTGGGCTTTCACGTCTAGCACTGCTTGTTGTAATTCCCCTAGTGTCATCTAAAATTAATCCTTGATTAGATAACACTTTTGTGAAAGGATGTTCTGGTTTAAAATTCTTATCAGGATCCCCTGGGCTATTATTGTCTTCTATAGATTTGTTATATTCTGCTGTTGGAACACGGCCATTTCGACCTTGATTGTCTGGGTCTGGATTTTCAACTACACTTTCAGTAGCGGCAAGACCAGGAACCATAAAGTTCATATTTTCATCTTGCACACAGCCTATCCAATAACCACGCTTTGGATCTCCGTCAATAAAAATAATAATTACTGTAACACCAACATCAGGCGGAACCATCCACATACCATATGATTTTTGTGTATCATTATATTCGTTATTTGCACCAGTAACACCCACACTAGTTACTCCGTAAAACGGACTCATATATTTGACTTGGTGTAGTTGGCTTTCGCTGGCGG